ACATGGACTTATTCTTTTTAACACTTTCGACTTCCAAGATGAGCTTCTCAAAGATTTTAATGATTACCGTTTTAACGTTATTCTAAAAGCTCGTCAGTTAGGTATCTCAACTATTACCGCAGGCTATATCGTATGGATGATGTTGTTCCACCGCGATAAGGCTATTCTTGTTATGGCAACCAAGTTTGCGACAGCGGGAAACTTGGTTAAGAAAGTTAAGCACATCATGCGCAATGTTCCTGACTGGCTAAAGATTGCCACCATCAGCGTAGACAACCGCACTTCATTTGAGCTTTCTAATGGCTCCTCTATCAAGGCAGCATCTACGTCTGGTGATGCTGGTCGTTCGGAAGCCCTATCGCTTTTGGTGCTAGATGAGGCGGCACATATTGAAAATCTTGATGAACTTTGGACAGGCTTGTATCCGACGCTATCGACGGGTGGTCGGTGTATTGCTTTATCAACACCAAATGGTGTGGGTAATTGGTTTCATAAGACGTGTTCTGAGTCAGAATCTGGTTCGAATAACTTTAACTTAACCACGCTTCTGTGGGATGTCCACCCGGAGAGAGACGGGGAGTGGTACAAGAAAGAAACTAAGAATATGTCCAAGCGTCAGATTGCGCAAGAGTTAGAGTGTAACTTCAACACATCCGGTGAAACTGTTATTGATCCGGACTGTATGAACTGGATGTTATCGACAGTGTGCGAGCCAAAGTATCGAACAGGGTTTGATAGAAATTTTTGGATATGGGAAGAGTTTGACCCTACTTGTAATTATTTATTAGTTGCGGATGTGTCACGCGGCGATGGCGCTGATTTCTCTACATTTCATATCATTAAGCTTGAAACACTTGAAGTGGTGGGAGAATACCAAGGGAAGCCTACACTAGATATGTTTGCTAATATGCTCAATAATGTGGGCCGAGAGTTCGGCGGATGTATGTTGGTGGTAGAGAATAATAATATTGGCTATTCTGTATTGACTAAGCTTATAGATGATTATCAATATCCAAATGTCTATCACTCTATCAAGTCTACACATGAATATATCGAACAACATCAGGCCGAGATAAGAAATTCGGCAGTTCCCGGATTCACCACATCAATGAAAACGCGCCCCCTCATCGTAGCCAAACTAGAGGAGTTTATCAGAAACAAACTAATTACCATATATTCTTCTCGTACAATTAATGAGATGAAGACTTTTATTTGGAGGAACGGTAAGCCACAAGCGATGAAAGGCTACAATGATGATTTGATTATGGCATTAGCTATAGCGTGCTGGGTTAGAGACACCGCACTCCAGGCAAATGCCAGAGATTTAAATTATCAAAAGGCTTTTATCAATGCGATTTATACCACAAAAACTACAATGAATACTCAAATCAAAGGTCAGCAAGGCTACAAGAAAAACCAAATTTTTGATAAAATGTCTGAAGCTGAAAAAATGTATCAACAATACAAATGGATCATTAAGTGAGAAAATAAATGCCACCCAAAAACCCCAAGCAAGGTAAAAACCCAGCAAATCAACAGTCGGAACTTTTTAAGAGATTAACACGGCTTTTTTCTGGTCCGATTATAAATTATCGATCGCAAACAGGCCGACGCATTCGACGTCAACACCTCGATAAATTTTCTTCTAGATTTAAATCTGCTTCGGGCCAACAGTTCAAAAAATCTCTCTATAATCCTCTTGACACTGTGGCGGCTAATGCGATTGGAAATCAGCGTAGGACTGAACGATATGTTGACTTTGATCAGATGGAATACACTCCCGAGATTGCCTCGACATTAGATATCTACGCCGATGAGATGACAACATATTCATCCCTTAGTCCGATGATTGATATCCGCTGCCCTAATGAAGAAATTCGTGCGGTCTTGGGGATTCTATATGATCAGATTTTAAACGTTCAATATAATCTTTTCGGCTGGGCTCGCACGATGTGTAAGTATGGCGATTTTTTCCTTTATTTAGATATAGATGATAATTTTGGAATTCAATCGGTCATCTCCCTTCCGATTCAGGAAATCGAGAGACTAGAGGGTCTAGACTCCACTAACCCCAACTACATTCAATATCAGTGGAACTCCGCTGGAATGACATTTGAGAACTGGCAGGTCGCGCATTTTCGCATTTTGGGACACGATAAATATGCTCCCTATGGAACGTCGATTTTAGAACCAGCCCGCCGCATTTGGCGCCAGCTAACTTTGATGGAAGACGCCATGTTGGCTTACCGCGTTATTCGCTCTTCTGAGCGCCGCGTATTTAAAATTGATGTTGGCGCTATTCCTCCTAATGAAGTTGAGCAGTATATGGAGAAGATTGTTACCAATCTTAAAAGACATTCTGTAGTGGACTCTAAAACTGGGCATATTGATTTGCGCTATAATCCTATGTCTATTGAAGAGGATTATTTCATTCCTGTGCGCGCCGGTTCCGCAACAGAGATTACGAATCTCGCAGGCGGAACAAATACAACACAGATCGATGATATCAAGTATCTTCGCGACAAGTTGTTCTCCGCGCTAAAGATACCCCAAGCCTATCTCGCCATGGGCGAGGGCGCAGCAGAAGACAAAACAACGTTAGCCCAAAAAGATATTCGTTTTTCTAGAACCATTCAGAGACTACAGAGAGTAATTGTTTCCGAATTAGAAAAAATAGGAATCATCCATCTTTATACATTAGGCTTTAGAGGTGACGACTTGCTTGCTTTTGATATAGCCCTTAATAACCCTTCTAAGATTGCGGAGCTTCAAGAGCTTGAGCACTGGAAACAAAAATTTGATATTGCGGGAGCCGCAACGGAAGGGTATTTCTCCCGTCGTTGGGTTACTGAGCATATTTTTGGAATGTCTCACGAAGATTTTGTTCGCAATCAGCGCGAAATGTACTATGATCGCAAGCATGATGCGGCTCTACAGCAAGTAGCAGAAGCCGCTGCAGCCGGCGAAGGCGGGGGCTTAGGTGGCGATTTAGGCGGTGACTTAGGTGGCGATCTTGGGGACGATCTTGGGGGCGATCTTGGAGGCGATCTCGGCGGCGGCCCCGAGGAAATGCCGGCCGGTGATGCCGGCGCCGAACCAGCCGGTGGTGGAGACGAATCCGCTCTTTTAGCAGTCCCTCCCGGTTCGCGACCCGCACCCCGACTGACTCCTGGCTCTAAAGGGAAGTCTTATCGTCCGGTGAACCCGCGCCAGGATGGTCGCAAAGGCGCCGCAGTCAAATCGCATAACAACGCAAAGTGGTCAAAACAGATGGCCGGCTCTTCATTGAGAAACATTGTTCCCGGCATGAGGGATATCCAAACTTTGTCAAAGGGTATTTATGAACAAGAAGCGTCTACTTATACTATGAGTGATCGCGCAGAAGAAGAAAATCTTTTTAGAATTAATAAATCTGTAAAAGTTCTTTTAGAAGATTTAGAGAAAAATACATTATTAGTGGAGCAAAAGAATGAAGATAAGGCATAATAAAAAAAGAAATACTGCTTTTATTTATGAATCTTTGGTTAAAGAGGCCACTGCGGCTATTATCAAGAACGACAAGAAGACCCAGACCAAGGTGGTTAATATATTAAAGAAACACTTTGGCGAAGGTACTATATTACATCAACATTTAGAATGTTATCGTTCTCTTTATGAAAGCACATCCCTTGATCAAAACACGGCAGAAAAGATACTGAGAGAAGCTAAGATTGGGAGTCGCTTGTTGGACACACAAGGATTATTTGTGAGTCAATCTGATTTGATTAAAGATGTAAATGAAGAATTTTCCAATGATTTTTATAACACTTTTGTTCCTAACTATAAAACCTTAGCTAGTATAGCTCAAGTTTTTTCAACAAAACTGTCGCCCAAAAACTCAGTCATTCTTGAGACTCAAATTTTAACCCATATGACACGCCCGACTTTAGAAGAGAGAGGCACCGAACAATCGATAGATCCTCTCATAGTACAGACCTTTGTTAAGAAATTTAACGATAAATATGAAGTGGGGCTACTTGAAGAGCAAAAAGCTCTTTTAAATTATTATATTTCTTCTTTCTCGGACAATTCTTTGACACTTAAGGTGTTTCTTAATGATGAGATCCCGCGCCTCAAAAAAGGACTTCAAGAAGCATTGCTAGCAGATGAAATAAAACAAGATAAGGATATGACGCACAAAACTCATCAAATAATAGAAAAACTTGAGAGTTTTTATCAGGTTAATTTAAATGAAAAAGTTTTATTAACCATTTTAAAAACACAAAAACTTGTAAAGGAGTTTGCTAACGATGGCGATCACGGTTAAAATCGGCCAAGGAGCCAAATCTACCACAGTTCAGCTAGAGATGGATCTCCGCAAGAGTGTTAATGGAGATCTTATGATTTTTGATCATGGCGATATTGATATTGTTTTATCCACCACAAGCAATAAAATTGTTGCCTTTCCTAAAGAAGTGATAAATGATTTGGTGTACGGTGCCCAAAATAGACTTTTCTCTCATCTTCGTAGAAAAGGCCTGATCATTCCTGAGTCTATCCAGGCCGGCTCGTTTTATGGCTCGATCGAAGGAACCCTAGAAAAGCCTTTCAAAGAGAGCTTAAACGCCGCAAAGTTAGCATTAGTTAATATTGACAGCTTTATTACAGAAGAGCGCCCATATTTTGAATCCACAGAAGCAATTATTTCGCTAGCTGATGATGAGCTGACTCATCCGGACAAGACAGATTCTACTGAATTAGGAGAAGTGCCTCAACGCTCAGAGCAGGGCTCCATTCGTCCCGGATTCGTAAGGGATCCTTATTCATTGAGTTATATGTATACAGTTTAAGGAACTTCAATATGTCGGAGATGAAATTGATAATGGAGAACTGGCAAGCGTTTGTTATCAATGAAGACCAAGGCGGTTGGGTCACCTGGAGAATGCTCAGCGAGGCAATCGATCTTATTAGATCGGAGAAAGAAGGGGAAGACACCGCAGAACGAAAAAATGCCCTTTTAAAATTAGGCGGCAAGAGTTTGCTGAAGTTAGCAGCTAGCTTGACGGGCCCTATAGGTGCCATGGTGGAAATAGGCGTCGAGAGCGCTGAGGTAATAGGCGATATGGTTAAGGTTTATTCAAAAGCAGATGATTCAAAAACAAGAAACAACCCCTTTCTAGATTTATTTAATCTTGACGATGGCTATGAAGATTTAATTGATGATAAATTAGAGGATGATTTTGTCGAGAAGATGCTATCAGACATACCCGACCACATTAGAAACCATCCAGATCAGATAATACCTGATTTTGATCGCGTGATACAGACGTGGCTGCCCTCGCTTGATTTGAGCGGCACAACGAATAACAATGTAACCAAAGCAGCAGTCCCATGACAGAACTACTAACATTTATACTTTGTGCTTACGGGCTCACACAAATCCTTGTCTATGGCAAGATCTTTTCGAGACTAAGGCCCAAGAAAGGTAAACTTGGAGAATTGGCAAACTGCTCTATGTGCATGGGTTTTCACGTCGGCTGGCTTTTAATGCTACTTTCCCCATTTACAGAACTATTTAGTTTTGACGTAACTGTATTTAATTTCTTCCTTTTGGGAGGGTTATCATCGGGCACGTCATATATTTTAACAATGCTCTTCGGAGATGAAGGAGTAAAACATGAACACAAGTTGGACTAGCAAGTGGATGCTACAGCCCGTTCGTCGCTGCTGTAAAGGATCTTAGCTATGGGACAGAAACTATTACGAGAATATTATGAACTCTGCGAAGGCGGCGTTTGTCAAGATCTCTTGACCGAAGAGGAAAAGAGGTTTGTAGCAAATGGTGGCATGATTTTGTCTGGTAAACTACAAGAAGCTGATGTTCAAAACGGCAATGGTAGAATTTATCCTCATCGTGTTTTAATGCGGGAGATGAAAAACTACCAAAAACTCGTACAAGAAAAAAGAGCGCTCGGAGAATTAGATCATCCAGAAGATTCGGTTATAAATTTGAGGAATGCTTCACATATGATCACTGAAGTGTGGTGGGATAACAAGAATGTTATGGGAAAAGTTAAAGTATTGAATACTCCTTCGGGAAAAATCCTCCAAGAGCTGGTCAGCGATGGAGTTAAACTTGGAATCTCCTCCCGAGGAATGGGATCTGTGACGGAGAGCGCCGGTCAAACAATTGTTGAGGATGATTTTCAATTGATTTGTTTTGATTTTGTGTCCGAACCGTCGACACCGAATGCTTTTATGATGCAAGAAGCCAAAAATTTTAATAACCAAGTGTTTACCAAAGCCGATCGGATCAATAGATTATTGAACGAGGTTTTGGACAATGAGTGATTGGAGCAGCTTTCCGGGCGATAAGAGTCGTCACGACAAGTGGAGAGCTTTCTTAACTGAAAGCAAGGCTCCCCAAAAAATTGAAGAAATTGAGTGGTTCGGCGCCAAAAAAAGACGAGAAAAAGCAGCCTTAAAGACAGATCGAAAACTTGCCAAGACTACATGGGGCATGGAGACCTGGGCCCAGGAACACGGCGCCGAGTGGAGAAAAAAGAAAAAACCGACCCCGCTGAAAAAATTAGTCAAAGCGTACCGCCGCCAGATCGGCAAAGACGAAAATGGTACCTGGGCCCGGATAATGGGTGACAGCGGTATTGATATCGACGAACTTTTAGAGTGGATCCACTGGAGATTCGAAAAAGGCTTCTCCGACGAAGAAATACTGAAGATCGAAAAGCTCCGCGCCAAACGCGATGCTCCCCCCGAAGAAGAGGTAGAAGCCGAAGAAGAAGAGGTAGAAGCCGAAGAAGAAGACGACGGGAAGTCATGGTGGGATAGGTTTAGAAGCGACGAAGACGACGAAGAGGCTGTAGAAGACGAAGAGGAGAGTGCCGAAGTAGCTGGAGCCGCCGGCGCATATAAATGGGGTAAGAATTTTGGTATTAATTCAAAAACCAACACAGATTCGCTATTAAACACATTCGCATCGCGAGCCATCCCAGCCGAGATCGCCAATCCCATCGCCGATTTAATGATAGACTTAGCTGATGATGAGGGTATTGTACTCGAAGCGGTTGAATTGGTAGGAAGGGCTGATGAGCCCCAGAGAACCATAAAAGCCGGCACATCCCGCGAATTATATGATTTTCTTGCATCATTAGATATAGATGCACAAATGTACAAAAAGGTACTTAAGGCTTTGAATCGCTGGGGAAGAACCAACACTGTGCGTTTTATAGACTTTCCAACGGATGTCCCCGAGTTTGGGGCCGCGGAGGAAGCCGAAGAAGAAGCTGTTGAGGAAACCCCTGCGGCAACTGAAGAAGAAGCCGCGGCGGAAACCGAAGAAGATGGGGAACCAGAAACAGTTCCACCCGATGAGGACGAGCCTATCGAGGCTGCTGATCCTGACCCACCGGATGAAGAACCGGCAGCTGCCGAAAAAGAAACAAGGACACCGCTCCCCCCCATTCCGCCACCACTCGATGTCCCCCCGACCCCCTCTGACTCGGAACGGACTGCGGATCGATCGAGCGCGAACGATGCTCAGCGAAAGCGTGAAGCCGAGACGGCCGCCGCATACATGCAAAATAAATATGGCGATTTTCTCCCCGTCAAGCTCCCCTCCGATCAACGTCAATGGAAAGCTTGGGCGAAAGAGAATGCACATCGAGTTATAGCAGCAAACCACCTTATACACGGAAGAGGGCCCAAGGCTAAAAAAGGAGACCACGATGAGGCGCTTAAGGTGTACAGAACTTTCGTCCGTCCCGCATGGAAGGACTTCGAGAGTCACCTCAAACAAGCTTCTCCATCAGCGTACACACTGTTGGAAGACTACCTCAAAGTAGCTGAACGTGAGATGTCACGGGGGTCGCTGCCGCAGCAGTGGCAACGAGCGCGAGATGCTACGAAGAAAAGCGAAGACTCCGCAAAGGCCGAAGAATATTACCAATCCCAAGAGGATCCTTACGGGGATTATGATTATAGCGAAGAAGACGAACGCGCCGAAGACGAACGCCTCCGGAATCCCACGCTAAATGAACACAAGATCTATCAAAGATGGAAGCTAATAGCAGGAATAAAATGAAGAAATCAGACTTAAAAACCTTAATCAAGCCCCTGGTTAAAGAATGTATTCACGAAGTTCTCTTAGAAGAAGGACTTCTGTCGACTATCGTAACAGAAGTGGCTCAAGGTATGCAAGGGGGACTTATAGTAGAATCTCGCACCCCGAGATCTCCCCCGCCATCACGCGGAGATGAGCGCATGCAGCGTATAAATAAGGAAACCCGACGTCAAATGTCGTCCCACCGCCACGGGTTGATGGACGCGATTGGTCGCGATGCATATAACGGCGTAGATTTATTTGAAGATACACAGCCTATTCGGGAACACAAAACGGGAAGAGGTCAACCTGATTTGGGTCATCCGGAAGATGCGGGAGTAGATATTAGTGCGTTGGTGGGCAACGCCGCACAAGTGTGGAAGGCCATAAAGTAGGAAAAATGAAGAAAAAAGGAAATTTTACGGTGACGGCTAAAGAATGCCGTGGAAACCCGGAGCGCATGATTAGACGCTTTATTAAAAAAACGAAGAAAGAAAGAATAATAGAAGAGGTAAAAGATCGTCAACGTTATAAAAAACCGTCGGTAGCTAAAAAAGAAAAACGCCGCCGCGCCGCGCGGATGCGCCTCAAAGAAGAACAAAAGCGCCAAAGACGTAAACAAAGGCGCGATAGAAAAAATTAATGACTATTTATAGTGAAGATGAAATTTAGGAGATTAGTATGCCAGCAGATTCATGGAAATTAGCAGCAGGATTAAACAATGTCGGCTCATATCAGGTG